ACTGATCGCAATGTGTATACGCTCCTCATCCGTAAGGGTGCGGACTGTAGCACATTGATATCAAGTGGTGTACACGATTACCAACTTATGACTGCCAAAGTGGAGTTTTCGATTCCTGTCGGAATCTCGAACGACACTGAGTCTATCAAAAAGATGGTCTCGTTCCTTGGTGGCTTGCTCACAGAGGAGACTGATGACCTTGTACAATCATTGTACACGGGCGTCATTTAACTCCATGGGCATTCTGAGCCAGTTTGATTGGCGCTCGTTACTCAAAGGCATTCTTGCTCTAGTAGTTTCTACTTTAGCAGGGGCCCTAGGGTATCAAACTTACCAACTCAAACAAGCGACTGACCGCCTGAATTTACAATACATGTTGAATTCAGGAAACCTGACAGGAGAGAATTATGGCCTTAAATCCGATCGCTCTATATCAGATACTCATGTGCGATCTCGAGAATCATTCCCGAGATATGACTTCGTCTGCGGCGAAAGCAGCAGACCAGTTGAAGCACAGTTTGACGAAGAAGTGCAGGGATGGCGAAGATACCAAGGTCCTCACGGATCTTGCTATATCGTCGTTTCTTTCGTGTAATGAAAATTGCGCGAAAGTCACCTTAGGGCATCAGACTTGGCATGACGTTGTTATAGGTGAAGCGAAGAGCTTTCTATACGACCTATTCAGTCGTACTGAAATGTTTTCTTGGGCTTCAATTATAGCCAACGCTCGTCCAGGTCCTGGTGCTTCTATTGGTGCAAACATGAATAACTTTTATTATAAGTTATTCAAGTCACCGCTAACGTACCAACGCCAACGGTGTCCTGTTCTTCTCTATCAGCTAGCACACAATGTTGACCATCTGCGATATGCCTTTACTAAGGTAATCGAAGATTACGGTCTCGTGCGTGTTAATGAGAGTCGTGGTTCAACTGTACCGAAAAGTGTTACCGCACGCCGTACTATTAACACCGAGGCAAATCTTGACATGCTGTTCCAATTAGGCGCTGGACGTTCTCTCGAGAATGTTTTGCGCACTGTTGGTATAGATGTCTCGACCCAGCCTGATGTTAACAAAAAGTTAGCGTGTCAGGGATCGTTGGATCAGTCGTTGTGTACGATCGATCTTAAAGATGCCTCAAATACGCTGTCCATTGAGATATGCAAGCGGTTGCTTCCCGTTCAGGTTTATGACATCCTGAATGAGTTGCGAAGCGAGAGTATCTCCTTTGATAACGGTAAGACTTCCCATAAGTTGCACATGTTTGCAACTATGGGGAATGGCTTCTGCTTTCCTTTGCAGACGCTAATTTTCTTATCGTTACTTATCGGCGTGTATCGCTTGAAGGGCATTACCCCACGGTTCTTTGACAAAGGACCGCTAAAACGAAATCTTGGCGTCTTCGGAGATGATATTATCTGTGTTAAACAGGTATATCATACTCTTGTCGATACCT